TTATCTGTTCTCGTCTTGTGCTTTCAGGCTTCCAATTGCCTGAGTGGCTAAGCGCTGTTGATCAGCTGCCGCGGTATAGATTGTCAGCTCCTTCAAGCTTTGGTGTCCTGTCAGGGCTTTAATCACGTCTGCTGAACAACCTGCTTCTGCCAGTCTTCGTGCTGCTGCTTTGCGCAAACCATGGGGAGAGCAGTTACTCAGTCCTGCTTCTCTCGCCCTGTCTCTGAACCAGTTTCCAAAGCCTGCCACTGAGAATGGTTTTCCAAACTCGGTGACAAGGAAGGTCATGTTCGTCTTTGGTGTTTGTGAAAGTGCTTGCTGGAGGGTGCTGTGCAGAGGAATCGAGAGTGCAGTTCCTGTTTTCTGCTGTGTGACCCGCAAGTTGCTTCCTGAAATATGCTGCCATCCCATGGTCACGACGTCAGAACGCCTTTGTGCGGTGTAAAGAAGCAAAGTGAGAGCAAGGTATGCCTTGCTGCCTTCAGAGTGCTGTTTTGTGAACTGCTCTATTTCTTCCTCAGTCCAACTATGAAAGCCTTCTGTCTTCTTCCTGAAGCCCTTCACTCCACGCGCTGGATTGTTGGCGATCATTCCCAGATCCATGGCAACGTCGAGCAGGATCTTCAGGAGAGATAGAACCCGATTTGCAGCTTGTGGCCTGTCTTCCATCTCTCCGAGTAGTTTCTTGATGTGTCTGCGTTCCAGGCGGCGTATAGGAAGCTTGCCAATCCTTTCCCTGAGCTTTTCGATAACTCCTCGGTAGGTGTGCTTGGTGCTGTCTCGTAAACCGAGGAACTCAGGTGAACGATAGTAGGCAACGCAGAGAGCATCAAAGCTTCCTGGCTTCGTGCGCTCTGCTGCTATGTTGGCACTCTGTGTTTTCACCCCTTCCAGTGCGCCGTAATACTGGCGCATGAAATCGTCGCCATAGGGTGTGCCTGTCAGATAGGTTGAGAACCCTGACTTGCGGAAACGGACACGGCGGGTGCCGTGCCTGTCTTTGTTCCAGCTGCAATATTGCGGCAATCCGCTTCGGTTCCGTCTCATAGGAGGTCGTCCCAAGGATTAGGAGTATTGTCATTCACCTCTTGCTTGAGTGGCTCCATGACAATCTCTTGGGTTTCCGGTCGGATCGTGACGCGCAGCTGTTCGGGAGCAATACCAACCTTCTCAGCTGCCTTGTAAGCCCTAACAACATCAGCCTGTTTAAATGGAACTGTTTGCCGTGCCATGCCTGCTCCTATGCTGAGTAGCTGCTGAGGCGAGCGCGTACGCTTGGTTCTGCTGGGCCTGCTGCCAGCACTGCTGCACCAACTTTCAGATTGTCTGATGCAGTGGTGGTGAGACGTTTTTCAGCCTTATCCCAGTAAAGAGGCTCACCCTGTGCAACCTGCTCACTGTCGGATTTGGGAAGCTCAAATACCCCCTGCATGACAGTCTCTACTTCTTCACCAGAGGCCGCATTGGTTGCGACCACACCAAACAGAGAGCCGACTTGAAGACCTTCACCACTGGAAACGTCATGTGGTGCAGTCAATGTGATGGCAACGCCATCCTGAATGTAATTCCTCATGTGCAATCTCCGCGCCTAAGCGCCCTTGTTTGAAATAATGCGAACCCGACGAACTGTGCGACCTTGGTTTGCTGCAATCTGCCTATTGAGATCTGCAAGGGCGACGGCCATCTCGCTGTCAGATTTATAGGTGACTTCATCGCGACCAAAGCGAACGGTTTTGACACCCTTGGCTCTTGTCTTTTCCAGCTTGTCACGACGAGCAATCAGCTCTTCCAGGCTAGCCATCACTTGCCCTCGTTCATTTGCCAGCCCCGCCAGTCGCCGAAGCAGGCACCGAAGTCGAGACGGACTTTGATCTTGATGCCATCAATCTCAAATCCGGCTTTGGTTTCGGTCTGCGGTCCTGGCTCACCTTCCAGATAGGCATATTCCAAGCCGTCCATCTGGCTGTGGCTGGTTGCCAGATACCAGCGATCCGGATTGTTAAAGCGACCTTCCACCACCATTCCCAGATCAGAGAACGGGTTCACATCGTCGATGCGGTTTGGTGTGATCTCGGCAAGTAGCTTCTGTGCCAGTGTCTCCAGCTCGGCTGGAATAATCAGATGGCGAGGGGAGAGATTGAGGCGCTTGCCGGACAGGCTCACCTGGTGGCGCAGTGCCTGACGCAATACAGAGAGTGTCTCAATGGACGGCTTGCCTTTGGTTTGTGCAAGGTTGCGATGGCCTTCATGGAAAACTGGCTTATCGTCTCCCATCTTCGGCCCTTTGCCGCCATTCATCTCCAGCAACTTGATGAAGAACTCTGCTTCAAAGTCTGCTGCTGCAATGCCTAGTCTGCGCGGTAGATCGTTCAGAGCGCCAAGGTCATCGTTGATGAGTGATTGGCGGGTGACACCGATCATCCGTCCGAAGGTGTCGATTTTGAAGCTTTCTGCGCTCTCGCTCATGGTGCCGTGTTTGTATTCACCATGCTCGTTGAGCTTCTCCAAATCCGGAGCTTCAGAAAGAATAATCCGGTGCTTTGCGCGGAAGTCTTTCACGGTGGTTTGTCGTGCCAGTTTCTTCAAAGCGCTTGGCACACTCTCATAGGATTGACGCAATGTCCGCCCCACGGTGTTTCCCATGATGAGGGGAAAGTCACTGGTAGAATGCAGGGCACGGGAGACAATCGTTGCCTGGGAAAGGGCCGTGGTTGAAACATTGGCATTGCGCAGACAATCGCGAGCCATCTCCGGAATAGACATTCCGATGAAGTCGCGGGCGCTGTCCTCCGGCTTATGGGTTGGGTCAATGCGCGTCATCATGGCGTCGGCCATGCGTTCGGCGCGGGTGTGTGGGTCGGTGTGATCTGCGAGAATTTGCGCCGATTGCGTCCGGATCGGCGGTGTCGTCCGCTTCTCGGCCTCGGTAATTGCAGCGGCTCGGATCTCGTCCAGTGTGGCTGAGCTGTCGATCTGGCTGTCAGTCCATTCAGTGGTCAGGTTCAATGTCCCTGCGATAGAGCGGATCTGCTGGTTGCGTTGCGCCATGTCTGGCGTGGGTGTTTTGGGTGGTTCCTGCGAGTTGGGTTGGTTCTCCGTTGGCATTGCTCTGATCCTTGCGTCCGGGTCCGCTGGCACACTGACAAAGCTGACTTCTCTTGGTTTGAACTGGGTGATGGTGCGAATGGAGCGTCCGGTGTCCGGATCTCTGCTGTCCGCCCATTTCTCTATCTGGTAGCCGATGGAAACGCCTGTAATCATTCCCTCGCGAATGTCGGCAATCACTGGGTTGGCGCGGCTGTCAGAGGTAAACTTGATGGTGACGATGATGCAGCCGTTCTCTGTCCGTGCTGCTGTCACGGTGCCAAGCACTGCACTCAGGCTGTCCTGGCGATGGCTGTCTAAAACCGGAAGGCCGATAAAGGCTTCCGCTGTGGTGGCTGTGGGTTCCAGTCGCTCGATGTAAGCGCCACGGTCCACGCTGCCAAAGGCGGTGGCGGTTGCCTCGACGGTCCGCTGTTTTTCGTCGAGGCTGGAGGATTTGAAAGTCAGATCACGGGTGAGGAAGGCTGGGGCATTCATGCGGCTTTTCCTGAAGTTGAGGGAGCGGGGTTGGTGCCAGCGGACATCTGTTGACCAATACCCCGCTCCCTGTCTGTGTCGCGTTTGCGCTCCTCGTCGATTTCCTCGACGGAGAAGCCGCGCTGCGCGACAACCCGGGTCCGGCTGGTCAGTCCGTTTTGAATTTCAAGAATGGCGGCTTTCGCGTCTTTTTCAGGGTCTACCCAAGGCCATGCGGGTGGCAGGTACTCGGCAGCATGAAAAGCTTCCGGCTCTGCGGAGTAGGCGCCTAGATCCAGCGTGCCCCGCACGGCCAGCAATCCCACAAAGCGCTCATAGATCGGCTGTAGAAACTGTTTGACCAGAACAAGGTGCTGGACGCTCTCCACCTTGCGGCGGAACTCCAGCAGGGCGGCGCGGCTGGAGGAATAATTGGAGTTGGAATAGTCGCCTGTCAGCTGCTCGTAGGTGATGCCAAGCCCTGCTGCCATGGCTCTCAGTTGCCACTGGATGAAGGCAGGGAAGTCTTTCACGTCTGGCAGGTTGGGGAACTCGATATCCGATCCCGGTGGCAGAAAGTGCAGGGCTCCCGGTTCCATGCCAGTTTCCAGCAGGCCGTTCTTTTGCTCGCCATCGAATGGATTGGCTTGTCCGTTGACGTCTCTCACAAAGCCAGCGAACAAGGCTGCAACCCGCTGGCGTTCCAGCTGCGCGTCTTCGTAGCTGTCCAGTGATTGAGCGCGGAGCAGAACGGGGGAGAGCCATGAAAGGCCGCGCACTTGTCCTGGCTCCAGCGGAACAAACACATGCAGCATATCTTCGGCAGGGACGCGGATGTGTCCAAGGTTTTGCAGCAGGGCAGTGCCACGGCGGCGGGGCAGCACGTGGTAGGCGATGCGCTTGCCATCTGCATCAAACTCGACGCCTGCGAAAATGTGGCCTTTGCCTTCCAGCTCGCGGAACAACGTGGCGTCCACCATGTCGGCGGGGATGAGCTTTAGCTTCAGGTCTGTGCCACTCTGCACCAGCTGGATGAAGCTTTCGCCTTTTACCACGATCTCGCGCATTGCTTGGGCTTGCAGACCGTAAAAATCCTGCCGCCCTTCAAAGTCGCAAGTCTCCAGCCAGCTCTCATGGGCTTTCTGGATTGTGTCGCGGATGGTGTCTGTCGGGAATTTGGGGCGGGTGACGATGCCGGCACCGATGTAGTTGGCCACAAGGCCGGAAACGGCGGCGTGTCCCCATGGGTTGTTGGTGGAAAGCGCAACCCCGCGCTCTTGGATGGTCTTTGATCCGGCTGCGGTCGCCTCGGAAAGATTGCCGATCCCCGCGATGCCTTGCCACCTGTGCCCCCGTCCAGCAGCCTCCAGCCCGATCATCCGGGCGACGAGGTTTTGAAGGCGTTTTGCAAGTGGGCGGCGGGGCTGGATCATGAGTGCTTACTCCAGTCCGATGTTGAGGTCATCGTCTTTGGCAACTCGCTGCATCCGGCGAAAGATTGCCCCTGCATTGACGAAAGCAAGAGAGCGAACTTCTTTGTCTGTATCGGCATTGCGCTGTGCAATCTGGGCAAGAATTTGCTCAATGGTTCCGCCAAAAGCTGTCGGTGCCTGCTTGATGACTTCTGTGCCGTCGCTGTTCTGGATGGTGCATTCTTTGTAATTGCAAATCCAGACGTCTCCGGTGTCTTTGAAGATTGACCAGAGGTCAGAGAAGTAAAGCGCGTAAGCGGTGGAGATCGCGGCGGCTTCTGTACGGTCTGCTGAGGCTTGGCTCGCCAGATTATCTGCCAGTGCAAGCTGAAAGGCTGAAACAACAGAATACAGCTCATCGCTGGATTTCTTGTCCTCGGAGATGCGACGGGCAAAGCCGGGCACTTGCTCTCTGCGCTGAAGGGTTTTGAAAAGCTGGTCATCTACGCCAGCAAGCTTGAGGTAATGTCTGCGTTTAAGGGGCACTGCGCTCTCCTTGTTCGGTGTCGATTGACACTAAATATAGCGATATGGTTTTGAGTGTCAAGTGACACTTTGAAATTCACAATCTTTCAGCGCTGAGGCGATGAGGGCGTAGTCGGGGTCTAGGTGTCCGGCGACTGTCATCTCTTCTAGGAAGAGGCGGAGTTTGGTGACTATGCCGGTGAGGGTTGGGGCGGGGGTGTCGATGAGGTGGCGGTAGGTGGTGGTGACGGCGTCGCTGTAGGGGCGCAGGAGGGCGTCTTCCTCGGCGAAGCTGGCGGATTTGGGGATCTTCAGCTCGCAGTAGTGCTGGCAGGCGGTTTTGTAGCGCTGTGCCAGGTCTGGCAGGGGATCGTGTGGGGTGGCTTTGGCGCTGGGTGTTGCCACCACGGCAATGCTGGCGAGGCTTCCGGTCAGCACCGCGCGGCGGTCCGGGCTTTGGGCGCACTTCTCCCGTTCGCGAAAAAGGTCTTTCATCGCGTTCTCCATGATTGATTGCTAACTATACACTATTGATGTAACCTTACATGAAATAAGTCAACACTAAAAATGTAAGGTGACATTAAAAATGACGATTACGCCAGCGCAGTGTCGAGCCGGACGAGCATTGATTGGTTGGTCGCAGGGGGATTTGGAAGAAAAATCGAAAGTTGCGAAGAAAACTATAGCCGACTTTGAGAGAGATGTGCGCAACCCTTATGCGCGTACACTTGCTGATTTACAATCTGCAATGGAATCTGCTGGTGTAGCGTTCATACCAGAGAACGGTGGTGGTGCTGGTGTCCGATTATCCAAGAAATCGGGGTGACTGCTACCAAAACATATCGATGGAAGTTGTGTTATGAAATCTGAAAATGAGCAGTTCAGTGAAGCCCTACGGATAGTAGAAATTCTAGAAAATAATACAACGATCCTCCAGACTGACAATCCTCAACTTCTAAACTTTGCTAATAAAGTTAGATACTTAAATTGGTCCCTTCAAAAATCTGAACCTAATCTCTTTTCAGAGGCTGAAGTTAGATTTCTATTAAAGGGACTCGATAACCTTTACTCTGTAAGTGAAACACTTCTGAAAAGCCCGCAGTCAGTAGTTTTGTCCGACTATGACAATCCAATTAATGAGTTGCTTCTGAAATTTAGCCCGCCTCGAAATATTATCGTAGAAAATGATGATGTTGATCAAATCATAAACCGGGCTCGTATTAATACAAAAGAAATAACAGAAGGCTTTGAAAAAGAAGCGCAGCACTTAAAGTCACAGTTGGCTACCTCTAAAAGGAGACAAGCGACGTTAGACAAACAAATCAGTGACTTGCAATTGTTGCTCTCCGAACAAAAAGGGCAAATATCTAACTTGTCAGGTGTCTTCAAGACTGAATTCAGCGGAGTGATTGATCAAGTTCGGGCAGAAAATAAGGTTCAACGAGATGATTTTGAAGTGAGGTTCACGAAAATCTCAAATGATATAGAGCAAAATCATTCAAGTTTCATCCAAGAACGTCGCTCTGTCTTGGAAGAACAGATAAGCGAGTTGATAGATGGAGTTACTGATGCAAGACAGAAGTCAGAGGAGCTCGTAAAAGAGATAAATGGTCTCTATGGAATTGCAGGCTCAAATGTGATGTCAGGTGATTTGCTTAAACAAGCCAAAGATGAAAGAGAGGAATATAAATTTTTCTCGAAAGTTGCAATTTGGCTCTATATTGCCTCTCCGCTTTCATTGATTCTTCTAGTATTTTTTAATGATATTGACCTTAATGACTATATGTCATTGATAAAAAGACTTCCTGTTGCAGCTCTGTTTTTGCTTCCAGCTTTTTTTGTGAGTGGCATCGCGAGCCGACATAGGCGAGTCGAGATTGATTTACGATCGCTCGGTCTGAGATTGGCTGCATTTGAGCCATATTTGGCCCAACTGTCAGAAGAACAACAGTCAAATTTAAGAACTGAAATGGCAGAAAAATTCTTTAATTATAAGATTTCAAATGAAAAGCATGGAGATCTTAATTCTAAACAGCTTGGGAAACAGCTTGAAGGGTTAATAAGTCCAATCGACAGTTTAATGGAAATGCTCAAAAAGCACACCAAAGTGTCTTAGCCAAGCCAGCTTGACTGGACAGTCTGCCTTCGTTGAGGACGCCGGTTTGCTGCGGAGTTCTCCTGTTTGTTAGGACTGCGCAACTTTGTGCAGTCCTCTTTCCTCATGGCCTTCTCTCCCAATGCCTTCACAGCCTGCTCCACCCGAACACCGCTCGCCGCCAATCCATGTAGCGCCGCACTGGCATAAATCCGGCAATCCAGTGGCTCATTCCTGACCCCGCTGTCGGCCACCCATTTGATTTTGGCAACACCGCCTTTGTAGACCCGAACGGGCTTTTCGGCGGTGATGCCTCGGAAGTAGTCCAGATCCCGCCCCTCAGGAAAGTGACAGTAGCCCGCGCTGGCGGCTTCTATGCGCAGTCGTGAAATCAGCGTGTGTTTGAGGCTGTCTACGCCGACAATGTAAAGCGGGGCCAGCTGACCTGCCTTGAGCTTTGGCGGGCGTTTGGGCCATGCGGGAATGCCCGGACCACCACGCCCTTTGATCGCCCACACACGGCGGTTCTGGCGTGGCTGCACATACTCCATAACATTGGGCGTTCTGTGCCCGCCGCTGTCGATCGCTACTGCTGAAATGGGGAGAGGGGGCACGTCTCGTACGTGTGGGTAGCGCTTCAACAGCACAGCATCCAGCTGCTTCCACACCTCCGGAAACGCCGGATCACCCCAGAGCACCTGATAGTCCAGGCTCCAGCTTTCCTCCCCTTTGCCCCAGCCGACAATCTCCAGTTCCAGCCGGTCGTCCTGCGTATCCACGCCCGCCGTGATCAACGCCACCTCATCCGGTAAGATCTCGCCAAACGGCTCACAGCGGCTCAACAGGCGCTCTGCTTCAATTGGCGCGGTGTCGCGGTCCTCATAGGCTTCTCCCAGCCGCGTGTTGACGAAGGTTTGCAGCCGTGGCGGATCGCTTTTGACGGTGAGAAACTCCGCCGCCATCTCGCCCCACGTCTCAAACGGAGAATACAGCCCCGGCAACCAAAACCCCGCCGTGCGGCCATCCCCATCTTTCGTCGCCTGCCATTGGCCTTGCGCCAGCATCTTCAGCTTGTGGCGTTCCTCAATCGGCTCCCCGCAATGCTCGCAGGTCATGGTTGCCTTCAGCGGCTCACCCTCCGGCCACTTGATCCGCGCCCAGGCGATGACTTGCAGAGCGCCGCAATGGGGGCAAGGCACAAAAAACTTGCGCTGATCGGATTCCGCATAGGCTTTTTCGATGCGCGACACACCGGAAAGGGTTGGCGTGGAACAGAGATAAATCTTCTTCTTGCCCGCATATGTCGCCGTGCGCCGGATCGCCAGTTCCACCGGATCGCCCTCACCATCCGCATCCACCGGATAGCCGTCCACCTCATCCAGAAAGATGTAGCGCACGGGCGTTGAGCGCAGACCTGTTGGGGCGTTGGCGCCCGTCATCACCAGCTCACCACCCACAAAGCTTTTCATGGCGATGGTGTTGCCCTTCTCGCGGGTTTTTGGTGCGGCCACTTTGGCCTTGAGAGCTGGCGTGTCGTTGATGAGCGGATCTATGCGCGTGCGGCTGTTGCGCTTGAGCATATCCAGCGAAGGCATCACCAGCAGCATCATTCCTGGCGCGTGGTCGATGACGTATCCGATCCAGTTCAGCCCTGCCTCCGTCTTGCCCACCTGAGCGCCCGCCATGAACACCACCCGCTCCACCTGAGAGGCAGTGGACAGGCAATCCATGATCTCGCCCAGATACGGCACGCGCTCGGTTTTCCATCGCCCTGGCTCGGCGCTGGTGGGTGGCAGCTGGCGATAGGCGTTCGCCCACTGGCTGACGGTGAGCTGTCGCTCCGGTGCCAATGCCTCGCGCCAGATGGCGTCTGCCCATGAGGCGGTGGTGGTGGCGAGGTCAGACATTGGCAAGATCCTTCAGCGGTGTTTCTGCAAGGTCGGCGAGGTGATCACGGACGATGCGGTCGAGGATGGCGTAGGTTTCTCGCGGATCGCTGCCCAGCTCGGCGGAGAGGGTGGAGGCAGCGCGGCTCGCCCAGCCCATCCATGCATCGCGCTCGCCTCTGGCCCGCTCAAAGATCGCCTTTTGGGCGGCGTGCTTGTCGATGATGTTGCCAAGCTCCCGTTCCAGCTCCAGCTTTGCCAGCTCCGCCTTGATGCGCTCCAGCTCGCCCTTTGGGGTGAGGGGAGGTGCATCAACCAGCGACTTGCGTTTGGCGGCGCTGGTGTTGGCGATGTACCAGGCTTTGCCCAGCTTGATATCAATCCGCCCGTTGCCAAGCGTTGGCAGGCCTTCCTTGATGAGCTGGGACACGCGACCCCGGGACATTCCCAGAATGTCCGCGAATTGTGCCTTGGTTGCGGTGCGTTGCTCTGGCTCGGCAACTTGCCCGAAAATGCTGATTTGTTGCTCGCCCGAGCTATGCGCTGAATGCATGGTTTAGCCCTAAATTCCTCTCTAAACTGCTGTTTCGTTTAGGCAATTTCAAAACGATCTGTGACCAAAGCGTGGGATGTCGCATACCCGTATTGAGCATTGGTGGGAAGGACCCGGACAGCGCCGCAAAGGCGATGGGGTTGTCGGACACCGGACACCCCCCTACGGGGTGTCCGGTGTCCGCCCCCTGAGCGGGACACATCGGGACATTGCGGGACATGTCCCGGTATGTCCTGTCTGTCACGGTATCCATACATACGGGTCATAAACACCTATTCTCCCTTTCAATTGCAGGCCTTGGAATGCACGGTTGAATGCCTTGCGGCGTGCCTCTGATGATCCTGTTGGGCTGATGCCCATTTGATAAGCTTGCTGACGCCAACACTCGATGGTGATGGTGTTCACGTCCTTGGGGATCTCTTCCGGAGTGATTGGAGGTTTTTGGCCGTGAACACACACGGCTTCCTGAAGCGCCCGCATGGCAATCTCCTGAGAAGCAGGCAGCCTCGGTTTTTGCCCTCTTTCTGTCTCGCCCGTATCCGCAGGCTCAATGACACATGACGTTATTTCATCGCCATCTTCATCAAGGCCGAGAACCGTTTGCGAGAGCGTGAAGCGGAAGGTCTGACCGTCTTCGCCGTCTTTCTGCTTGTCGATTGTCGCGAGGCAGGTTTCGCTTTCTCCAATACGTTCCAGTTCAATCACAGTGTCCGCGCAATCTCTCAGGGTGGACGCGCCACGCATGCCGCGCTCTTTGTCCTTTCCGGTGTGGTGGACGATGAGAATGTGAGCATTGGTTTTCTTTCTGAGTTCTTCGACATTGACGATGAATGCCGCCATGTCGCGTGGGTCTGCATCCGTGCCGCCCGCCATCATGCGGGAGAGCGTGTCGATGATGATGAGAGAGACGGGAGCGCCTGCCATCTCACCAATGCTGGCAATGTCATTCGCCAACTGGGAGACGGGGCTTTCCGGTGTGCGCATGTCCAAGGCTGTCGGGATCATGGCGAACGGGATGCGCTCTGTGATGCCGTGCCGCTCGCGCCATGCCTTGAGGCGCTGTCTGGCTCCAGTCGCGCCTTCTCCTGCGATGTAGGCGACTGTGCCAGTCTTCACACGGTTGTCGAACCACTCCATGTCTGCGGCAATGCGCAGGCCGAGGTCAATTGCCATGAAGCTCTTGCCAACGCCTGAGGGGCCAAACAGGACGGACATTTCGCCTGAGGCCAGAATGTTCTTGATGAGCCATGAGCGGGGAGGCGCGTTGTCTTCCTCTCCAAACCAGATGGTTGGAAAGTGTGTTCTGGTTGGTCGCCATGTTTCTGCGGTTTCGGTGGCTGTGTTGAAAGCCTCTACGGTGCCGCCCTGATCAAGCCAGTCGGAAACATCTCCCTTGGCTTGCAGGTTTGGCAGGCGCACCACGGCCACGCGCTCGGCAACCTCGCGGAGGTTCTTGGCGACGATGTCCCGGTGTTCGCTGCCAGCTTCGTCATTGTCCGGCAGGATGAAAACGCGGGCGCCTTTGAAATAGTCTGCGAAATGGTTCGGCCACTTCTTCGCGCCGCCCGGGTTGCAGGTTGCGACGATGCCGAGGCTGGCAAGGCGGTCTACATCCTTCTCGCCTTCGACGATGTATACGGGCCGCTCCAGTGCGAGAGCTTCGGTTAATTCTGTGAGACGGTAGGGGATGAGGCGTGTGCCTTTGACCTTCCACTCCCATCCGCCATTGGGGAGAGGGCGGCGCTGTCTGAAGGTCTTTGGCTCCATGCGCACGACCTGGTAAAGCAGCTCTCCGGCCTCATTGCGGTAATCGTACTCGGCGACAACCTTTCCCTTGCTGCTGACATGGGGCTGTCCGGCAAAGTCACCAAACTCTGACTTGAGCCAGTTTACTGCTTCTTCTTTGGAGCCGCCGTTGACGTGCTTCACCAGATCGATGACGCCTCCGCCTGTGTCCGCTTCAAAGTCTTTCCATGTGCCTTTGGCTTCACCTGCAATGTTTACTTTCAAGCTGCCATTGGTTCCAAAGCGCAGCTCGCGACTAGAGGCGCTGGTTGCTTCTCCGAGAAGCCGCTTTGCTGTTGGTTCTATGAAGCTCGAAAAGTCTGTCAC